GAAATGGCACGCGTCAGAAAGAAAGGCGATAAAACGCTCTCCTACTCTATCGAACCCCATCCAAAAGGACTGGGGCTTGTTGTTATTGAGCGTATTGGCAAAAACCAAGAAAACAAAACAGGCTGGCAGCGCAATTTTGCTAGCAAGGATTTATGCGAAACAGCAATAAAACAACGGCAGAAAAGCAGAGAGGAGTTTTTAAACGCCTCATGTAAGCCAGCTAGGGCATTCTATATTTGATGGATTTAGAAGATGAAAAGCAAACGATTTTTACCCGCTTGGCAGTGCGACAGCGATCAAGACTACTACGCACAGTTTGAACAACAAGAAGAGAAAGAAGTCGATCCTGATGATTTAGATAATGGTCAGTTCGTTGAGCAAGATATCAGATACCACAACGGAGACAGGGGTTAATTATGGAATTTGGTTTAATTTTATCAACAGAGAGCAAGGTGTTAGCTTGCAACATCCAAGATTTCAAGGCTCAAGCTGAGAAATTCTTATCAACAATCACAAGCACGTTTGAAACAGACGAAGACTTTGGAAAAGCAAAAGAAGAAGTAAAACTGCTTAAAGAAGTTGAAGATCGCACACGTGAAGCAATTAAAAACGCACAACATGGCGATATTCAAGAATTAATCGCACAGGCAGAAGAAATTGCGGAACAATTTAGACAAAAACGCTTGTTCTTAGATAAAACAGTAAAAACGCGCGAAGCTGAGATTAAGTCTGAGATTGTATCAACAGCACTAGATGAAGCTATCCGGTCAATGAGCGGATATGAAAACGATGTAGCGATAGCACTTAGCAGTAAGTTTTCAAGAAACGCTATTAAATCTCGGTTAGAAGAAGCGACAAAACGCAGAAGTACGATTGCAACGCTAGAAAAAGCTGTAAATGCAGAGAAGACTTTAATTATTAGTGAAATTTCATCTGAAGGTGCTCGCATTGCTGAACGCAGAAAGATGATCCCGATTCATTACGAACATCTATTTAAAGATTGGCAACAGCTGATTGGCGGTGAGCAAGATTTAGAGCTAATCGTTAAACAACGCATCGCAGAAGAAGAGAAACGCGAAGCGGAGTTAAAAGCAAAAGCAGAAGCGGAAGCCAAAGCGAGAGAAGAAGCGCAGGCTAAAGCTAAAGCACAAGCCGAAATTGAAGCTATTCAAGCGCAAGAAAAGCAGTCAAGCGTGGAAAGTGCGGTAGAAAAAACGCAAGAATCCACCACTAGCACAAGTGAGCCTGTTTTTGAGTTTTTAGTGAAAATTCCTTTTACCGGCACGATAAATGAAGCGGTTGCTTTCGCAAGAGAAATTAAAGCGAAATATGGCGATCAAGTTCAACTAACAAAAATTAAGTAGGAAAGAAAAATGGCAACGGCATTACAAACTTTAACAACTAAATTAGCACAAAGATTTGAAATTAGCGATGGTTCTGACGTAATGAGTACGCTTAAAGCGACAGCATTTAAAGGTAACGTTAGCGACAGCCAAATGACTGCGCTTTTAATTGTCGCAAATCAGTACGGATTAAACCCGTGGACGAAAGAAATCTACGCTTTCCCAGACCGACAAAATGGGATCGTGCCAATTGTTGGTGTTGATGGGTGGGCGAGAATCATCAATGATAATCCAGCGTTTGATGGCATGGAATTTGATATTGACGACGAAAAGTGCACTTGTCGAATTTATCGCAAGGATCGCTCAAGACCGACAGAAGTCACAGAATATATGAGTGAGTGTTATCGAGATATTATAGGTCCATGGAAAACACACCCAAAGCGAATGCTGCGACATAAAGCAATGATTCAATGCGCGCGCTTGGCTTTCGGATTCACTGGAATTTTCGATAAAGATGAAGCGGAACGAATCATTGAAGATGAAAATGGTTTCTCACAAAGCAATCAAAATAAAAGCGTTATTGATACAAAACACGTCGAACTTATTTCAGATGAAGAGCTCGAGCAGGTTAAAAATCTGATTGAATTAAGTTCTGTTGACGAAAGTAAAATTCTAGCTTACGCAGGTAATGTCGATTCTCTAAATAAAATACCAAAATCAATGGTAGAGAAAGTGATTAATAGACTTAACTTATCATTGGATCAGGCGCAGCAAGAAACTTATAACGAAACAGGTGAAGAAATACCACTATGATTGATAACTTGATAACGCTCGATTGCGAGCAAGGCACTGAGGAATGGCTAGTTGCAAGGCTAGGCATTCCTACTGCCACAGGAATTAAAAACATAGTAACTCCAAACGGACAGAAGTCTGGAGGTTGGATTTCCTATCTTGCTGAACTTGTTGCAGAAAGCATTGAGGGTGTAACTGAGAGCTTTAAATCACAGCACATGGAGCGCGGTAATGAACTTGAGCCGCTAGCACGCATGGCTTATGAGTTTGCAACAGGAAATGAAGTAACTCAAGTCGGTGGCGTTTATCTCAACGATAAAAAAGAGCTAATGATAAGTCCTGACGGCTTAATTTTGAGCCGCCAAAAAGGCTTAGAAATTAAGTGTCCGAAGATGAAAACGCATATCAAGTACATTCTTGAAGGTGGCGTACCGTCTGAATACATCATTCAAGTTCAAGTGGCGATGTGGGTCACGGGTTATAAATCGTGGGATTTTGTTAGTTATTGTCCAGAGTATAAAAAGCAAACGCTTTACTTGCACACAGCAAATAGAGACGAAAATCTAATGAAAGCATTTGATGAATATATTCCGCAGTTTTTGACATCATTAAAAGCACTTAAGGGGTAAGTAATGGCTGGGGTAAATAAAGTAATTATCGTCGGGAATTTGGGAAACGATCCTGATGTCCGCACAATGCCAAATGGCGACGCAGTGGCAAAAATTAGTGTGGCCACGAGCGAAAGTTGGATCGACAAAAACACGAACGAGCGAAAAACGCAGACAGAATGGCACTCTATCGTGTTTTATCGCCGCCAAGCAGAAATTTGCGGGCAGTATCTCAAGAAAGGCTCAAAAGTGTATGTAGAAGGACGTTTAAAAACTCGTAAATGGCAAGACCAAAATGGGCAAGACCGCTACACCACCGAAATCCAAGGCGACGTATTGCAGATGTTAGATAGTCGCCAAGATTCGCAACCACAGCAAGCACAGGCACCACAAAACAATGCTTATGCGAATGCGAAAAGTGGAAAGCCTGTACAACAACAGGTAGGTAACTTTGAAGAGGATAATATCCCGTTTTGAGGTGCACTATGAGAAAAATTATTCAGATTTGTGAATCTACAATTACAAGCTCCTCATTTGGTGATGCGTGGAATTTAAGCGCGCTATGTGATGATGGTTCTTTATGGTGTTTTAATGGTAAAAATTGGGGTCGTTTACCTGATATTCCTCAAGATAATGTTTTAAATGTTGCTGAACCTTTGCGCCCTATTTTTAATGCTAGTGAAACTAAAGATCTAAAATGGGTTTATAGAGTAGAACAACCATCAGCATATAGAGGTTATGAAGTACTAAAAGTCGCAGCGAGAAATGTATCAGATCAAAAATACAAGTTCGGTTGCTATTACAAAACTAGAGAAGAGGCAGTAAAGGCAATTGAACTAATAACTGGTATGGACTTTGAAACTTACTCAAAAATAAAATATAGATTTTAAAAACAACAGCCACCACTGCGGTGGCTTTTTTATTAGGTGAAAATTATGGGTGATATGGGAGAAGCTTTTAGGGATTACAGTAAGTTCCAAAAAGAAAAAAGAAGAAATAACCTCATATACAACACTGATTTACTAATCAAATCTGGGGTTAATTTTACTTCCAAAAATGGCGGTGTTCACCTCATTATTGAGGTAAACAATATGATATTGGATTTCTACCCTTCTACTGGCTTATGGTGGGATAGAAACAACAAAGGTAAAAAATATCGTGGTGTAAAAAACTTGCTGCGTTATATCAAAACTTCTTAAGAATAAGTTATGGATAAAGTAAAAAAATTATTAGAAAAACATGAAGCGTTGGAGGGTTAGATATGTCGATTAATACTTATTTATTACATCTGTTGCAGTCATTCGATATGGTAGCGACGATTATCGCAACAATATCGCTAGCAGCAACGCTAACACTTTTACTTATAGCCTACGTATCAGCAGTGGTCGATAAAGGTGAAAAATTCAGCCTATCCGAAGGGAATAAACAGGTGGTTAAACTGCTAGCGACAATCGGGGTTATTTTCATGCTAATTGCATGGTTTATCCCACCATTTCAGACAACATGTGGGGGTTAACTATGACGCCGAGCAATGCTTACATGATTGAGGTGTTAACCACTGTTAACACTTTATCTATTATCGCATTGGGGTCAATGCCCTTAGTATGTGGTTTTCTACTTGTAGCAATGGGTGACTACCACACAGGAGACAAAGAAAAGATTACGCTAAAAAAGATAATGGTCTTATGCGTGTTAATTTTTGTAATAGCCCTATTAGCGGTAGTTTTCATCCCGTCAAAAGAAACACTCATGTTTATGTACGGAGGTAAATAACAATGGAATTAGCACTTTTAGTTTATTTAGTGGGCTTTATTGAAAAACTAAACACGTTTTTAAAAGGCGTCTCTATTACGGCGCTAGTGTTATTAACACTTTGTTTTTTCGGAGCTGTTGCTGCAATGATTGAAGAAATCGACGGTGGTAGTCCGCTCTATAGGAAACTTAAAACAGCATTAAAAACATCAATCATAACAGTAATCGTATCAGGGGTGCTAATGCTACTCACTCCGACCAAAGAAACATTCACAATGATGATTGGCGCTTACGCTGGACAAAAGGTTATCGAGCATCCGAAAACATCGGAGATATTTGATAAATCACTCAAGGCGATTGAAACGCAGTTAGATGTACTGATCGCACCACCTAAGAAAGAGGAAAAGAAAGAATGATTAAAGAAGTGTTAGACGAAAGAGAAACAACGCACGGTGATTTTCACGCGGGTGCAATGGATTTTAAAGAGCTAATGAATGTTATTAATGGCGGTAAAAGCAACATGGATTCATCTCAATATTACGCACTTACTATGATAGCGACAAAGATTGTGCGAATTGTGAATGGAAATCCGCACGAGGTTGACCATTGGCGAGATATTGTAGGTTACGCAACGTTAGGTGGTCGTTTAAATATTGAAGATGAACCGCTAACTCCACAGCCAGCAGTTGATATCTTGCCAGTTGTAAACTATCCGCAGAATTAATCCAGTTATTAAGTAGAACTTCAGCACGCAATAGCGTGTTTGTATCTAAAAAAGGACAAATTATGAAACCACAGAAACGATATTTTAAATGCCTTATTGATATAGAGCCAATTAAATCATTGAATGAACAATGGTTTAATGATCGAAAAAAAAGAAATAATGAATTAAAAGCTATTTTCGATACGATCCCCTTTTATGAGTGTTGGCACGGTGATGAAAATAGTATTTACGGCATTGTATGCGATAAAAACAATCCAGAACTTGAGAAAATCAAGGATGATAACTCTTACAAGATTGAGAAAATAACCAATGAAAGAGTAAAAATCACAGGCAATGGACGAACTAAACAAGGCAAAGAACTTAATGCGAAGGTTAAAGAAATTAGATGCATTTTACAAAAATACCCTAGTTTTAATAATTTTATATTGAATGAGCTAAATTTACATTGCTGGGTTCTTGGTGGGCGTGTGGGATATAGAACAGTGTGTGGTGTAGTGGATAATCATTTTCTTGTATCAATACCCGTCAAGACAGAGGGATTTGGTGGCGACAGATTCCCAAACATTCCAGACTTCCTAACTGAGATTAAGCACAGTGAATTTCTCGCCATTCAAGGTGAATAATTAATATAAGCCACTTATTGTGGCTTTTATTACACAAGGGAAATAACTATGTACAAGTACAGATGGTTAAAAGAAGAAAGCGGAAAGCCACTGGATGTTCCTAGCTTAAAAAATGAAGATGGCGACATATTCGAATTTGACACACCAACAGATAACCAATGGATAGCATTGCTTATTAGTGAAGATAAAGAAGAACAATGGTCCTTGTATAACACTGATAAGTTTATTGTGCTACACGTTTGGAGGGATGGTGATTTATCTACACGTGAACGATTCAAGATTTACGACATTGGTGTATGTGAACTACAAGCAGATTTGCTTGATGATGACGAAGACCCAAATTATTAAGGAAAAAAGCATGGAATTTACAGGCAAGAAAAAATTTAAAGTTAGCACAAAAAGCTTTGAATCTATCGAGATTTACGCAGTCTTTGAGATAGATTTTGACTTTCCAGAAGTTAAAAAACGAATTGCCGAAATGTCCGCTTTCTGGGCTGATTCACCTGATGCAAGCAACCCACTTAGAGAACATTTGGAATACGTGTTATCGGTTGCAACAAGTAAGATTTATCACGAACAAGATAGAAATTGGAAGTTATCAGATGTTGAAAGTATGGATAACTATTTGTGGAACTATGGGGATGGTTTTGCTTATGGCGAATATGTCGGAATTAAATTAATTGACTTTCACGCTGATGAAATATGCTCGGATATTTTCGAAGTTAAAGAAATGGAGGAATAACTATGTTTTGGTTTAAAAATGCAATTATTTACCGTCTAACAAAGCAGTTAGACTGGTCAACAGAAAAATTACAAGAAAAATTACAGCAATGTGCTTATCTCCCGTGTGACAAGTCTGATATGAGCAAATTTGGCTGGACTAACCCAATCCACGGCAGTGAGTTACTTTACCACGCGGCAGAAAATAAAATTCTGCTTGTTGCGCAGAAAGAAGAAAAAATCTTGCCGGCTCACGTTGTCAATAACGCACTAAACAAGCGTGTTACAGAGCTTGAGAAGAAAGAAGAACGCAAGTTAAAGAAAGTTGAAAAGCTATCATTAAAAGATGACATTATTGCAACACTTATCCAACAAGCGTTCAGCAAGTATAAACAGACCGCGCTTTTCATTGATGTAGAAAAGGGATTGATTTATATCGACGCAAGTTCTGACAAGCAGTCAGAAGATGTCTTGGCGTTGTTGCGAAAAACGCTCGGATCGTTGCCAGTTGTTCCGCTGGCTTTCGCTAAAGAGCCAAGCCTTGTAATGACAACGTGGCTTAACGATGAACCGACGTGGCTGGTATTGCTAGAAGAGGCAGAATTTACAGGCACAACAGAAAGCGGTTTGATCAAGTGTAAAAATCAGGACTTAAACAGCGAA